AGAAACTCCTACCAATATTGATGAAGTTTGGTATAGAATGAGAGATCTTATTGACTTTGGTTTAGATACTCTATTCCCAGGAGATATTGAAGCACGTAGCGTAATTAAAAATATTGTTTATAATAAGAATTACTATAAAGCAGAAATCACATCTTTAGTTACCAGTCAATTTGGTAATAATACTTGGTTATATAACTCATTTATTGACGATGTTGTTAACAACATTCAATATGATTATATTACTTCTGATACAGTTGATACACAGACAGCATATACTCTTGACTTTAGTGCAGCATCTGGTAGTTTTGTTGTTGGAGAAACCATTACCGACAATTCCACAACTGCTATTGTTTTATATGCTTCTGGATCTAAAATGGTTATTGGAAGTGTTATTGGAACATTATATGCAGCAGGAGCTAATTTAACTGCACCTGGTTCTGGTGCTACTGCTACAATTGCTACTGGTGGTATTACTGCAGCACATGAATGGTATAACAATTACAGTAATGTAAAGACTATCGAAACTGCTAAAACAAGTATAACTTCTTTAATTCAAGGTTCTGTTAACAATACTAATCTTTGGGTCAATCCTGAAGTGTTTGATCAAAATTGGGCAACATCTCTTATAACAGTTACTGGTAATGCAGCAATTAGTCCAGATTCTACACTAACATCTGAAAAACTTGTAGTTGCTGCAAGTGCGGGTGAACATAAGATTGAAAGAACTTACACTTTAACATCATTTGATACGTTTGATGTTGATACAATTAAATGGGATAGTGGTTCACAGACATTTGATACTGGTGCTAATACTGCAACACAAACATATACATCTTCATTCTTTGTGAAAAAAGGAGAAGAGGATCAAATTAGATTTACAGTATTCTTAGATTCTGGAACTGAAAATGCACACTTTAGTGTAAATCTAGACACAGGTGTTATTGGTAATCTCTTTGCTACTAGTGGTGTAAATGTTTCTGCACATGGATCTATTCCTCTTGGTGATGGATGGTATAGATTATACATGACGGTAGATGTTGGATATGGATTTAGTACTCTGAAAAATAGAATTAGTGTTCTTAGCAGTACTGGTTTATTAGATTGGACTGGTGCTGGTGGAACTGGTGTGTATATTTGGGGTGCTAAACTTACTACAAAATCACTGGGAACATATGTTTCTGTTCTTGGAAATGAATTCTATACAAATGCAGAGTATAATATCAAGACATTTGCATTGGATCTTTTGAGAGAATATATGAAACAAGCACTTAGTGATACTTTGGTAAGTCCATCACCAGTTGCAAGTTTCTATAAATTCCATGATAGTACTGTTGCTGCAAATTATAATACAGATACAGCGATGGCATTAATTGGGTCTAGTTTGGATATAATTGCTGGACAATTGAAAGATAATGAACATTACACTACAATTTCTGAAAATAATGCAATACCTACATTAACTAAATTCTATGGTAACATTATTGTTCCTGTTGGAATTAGTGGTGAAATAGTTCAATCTGATTATGCGTACTCTGTAACATCTGATGTTTCTGCAGAAATTCAACAACTTACTTTAAATGAAGCAAAGGTTGCTAAAGTTTATAAGAGATTTAGAATTGATGGAAATATTACAGATGGTCCATTCACAATGAATGAATCTGTACAGAAGCAAGGTGATTCTGGAATTACTGGTGTTGTATATGGTTTCCATGAAGATGATAATTATAAGTATCTCGATGTTGCTGTAACCGCAGGAACATGGCAAGTTACAGACGTAATTCAAGGTATAGCAAATACAACACTTGCACAAATTAGTGCGATTGAAAATAGAATGCATCTCATTGATGTTAAAGGTAACTTTGTTGAAAATGTTGCATTCCAAGGATTTACAAGCAACAAAACTGCAGAACCTGTTTCTTATACTATTAATGCTGCAGCAGTTCTTGATAATACTGGAGGAAGACTAACTGTTGATACAGCATCTCTTCTTGGATCTCTTGAAACAACATCTGTTGTTTATCCTAATTCTTCTAAAATATACTTAGATGTTAAGAAATTTAATGGTCTTGATGTTAAAGTAGGAGACAAAATTGCCTCTACTGGTCATGTGAGATTAGATGTTGTTGTTGATGGTACTTTAAATACTTTCACTGTTGGTAATAGACTTTATCGTATAGTTAATGGCGGTCAGGATACTGATAATTATGGTATTATAACTGAATATGATTCAGACAATAATTACATCTATTATGTTCCTGTTGAGGGAACAATAGGATCTAGTGATACTGTTGGTGATTATTCAACTACTAATGTAACCTTAGTTGGACAAGCCACTGTTTCGGGAGATTTGAGTGTTGCTGGTGCAGCTTCTGCTCGTATTCAAGAAATTCGTGATGTTTCTATTAATAAGAGATTATATCTCACTAACGTTAATGGAACCTTTAGTGCAAGAGATGGTCTCCGAGGAGGAGATAATTATAGATCTGCAGCTATTGGTAAAAAAGTTCTTAAAGCAAGGACTAAGAGATTCTTTAAGGGATTTGATGGAACTCAAACCATATTCAATTTAACTACTGCTAATGGTCAGCAATACCTTCCTGATCCTGATGGTCATATGATGATTTTTGTGAATGGTATTTTACAACCTCCTGGTGCAGGAAATGCATATACAGCATTCTCTGATAAAATTCAGTTTAGTGAAGCACCTGAACTTGGAGCATCGTTTACAGGATTCTATCTTGGTAAATTGAGACAGTTGGATGATATTGGATTTGAATTTGATTCTTTACGTCAATCATTCAACCTTAAGCGTAATGATATTTTCTACTCGCTTACACTTACTGATGGTGTTCAATCGTCTACTATTCGACCAGAAAATAATATTATTATTTCTGTTAATGGTGTTCTTCAGGAACCTGGTGTTGGTTTTGAACTTGTTGGTTCTAGAATTATATTTTCTGAAGTTCCTCGGTTTGGATCAACATTTGTAGGATTCTCTTATGTGGGTTCTGAGGCAGACGTTGATGCCGATGTAGTTGTACCACCAGTTGAAGCAGGAGACTTTATTGATATTGAAGGTGAGGTAAGTGACCGTGAAGTTGCTGTTATTGAATCTTCAAACTCATTGATTACATTTGATTATCTTGGATCTGTCTTTGGACAAAATGCAAATGCAACGGCAGTCTTAACTAGTGGATATATTGAAAAGGTTAGTGTAACATCTGGTGGATCTGGATATACATCTAGACCCGTTGTAAGATTAGATTCTATCTCTGGATTTGAAGGTCAGGTAAAGGCACTTGTTGGTATTGCAGGAGTTACGGTTACTAATGTTGGTTCTGGATATCAAAATCCTGGAGTCGATGTTGAAACAACAGTTCCTTCAGACTGGACTCCACCAGATCTTTCACTATATGGTGAAGAACTAGTAGATCCAGAGATCCTATAAATAACTAAAAAATGTAGCGAGTAATGGCTAAACAATCCCTAAACATTGGTACTACTGCTAATGATAATACAGGTGATACTTTGAGAAGTGGCGGTGATAAAATTAATGATAATTTTAACGAACTTTACACCGCCCTTGGAAACAATACCTCTTTAAGTATAGATCTTTCCAATCCAGCTACTGGCCAGGTATTGAAGTATAATGGCAGTTCTTTTGTTGCTGGTAATTTCAATGAATTAACTTCTGCATTAGATGTTTCTGGAAATAGTATTATTTCTTCTTCAAATGGAAATATTACTATTGCTCCTAATGGAAATGGAGATGTTCTTATCACTGCTGGAAGTCAAACTGCTACCTTTGACGGTGCCACTGGAGGTGTTAGTGTAGGATCAACTATTTCTTATAAAAACGAGTATACTGCTCTTGGTAATGCACCTGCAGCTACTAATACTGGTTATTTCTTTACGGTTGATGGCGATGATAATCCTTATGTGAATATTAACATCACTGCTGGTGGTGCTGGTGATGTAAGAGCAAAACTTATTACTGAGTATTCTAGTGTTGGTTTACTAACAGATGTCGATATTACAACTGCTGCACCTACAGATGGACAAATTTTAAAGTGGAATGCTAGTGGAAGTAAGTTTGTTCCTGGAGATGATAATGCAGGAGCGAGTTTACAAAATTTATTTGCTTCGGTTGCTGGTGATACTGGAACATCAACTGCCAATTCCACTACAGACACACTTACTATAGCTGGTGGAAATGATATTACAACTTCTATTTCTGGGGATACCATCACAGTTGCGTTTAATGGAACTTTAACTTCAACTTTTGCTACATTAACTGATACTGATGTACCTTCTATTACTCAGGGAGATTCTTTATATTGGAATGGAACTGACTGGGTTGTAACTCGCAGTCCTATGACTTGGTGGGAATTGGGTGCTAGTGGTGCTAATCATTTCACAATTGACGGTCCTGGATTTGCTGCAGCTACGGAAGATCCAACATTGTATGTTATGCGAGGCATGACATACGCATTTGATAATGGTGCAAATGGTACTAACCACCCATTTAGAATTCAAAGTACTCAAGGATTGAGTGGTACTCCGTATACAGATGGTCAATCTGGTAGTGGAACTAGTATTCTTTATTGGACTGTTCCTATGAATTCTCCAAACGTTCTTTATTATCAATGCACTGTTCATTCTCTTATGAACGGCACTATCAATATATTAAATTAATATAAATGACTAGAACTGTTCCAGGTACAGGTGCCTCCATCAAACCAATTTTTGATGAGAATTTTGGGGTACGTGCAATACGAGTATTAGACGGTGGATCGGGATATGACTCAGCAAATCCACCACGATTAACTATATCTGGTTGTGGGACACCAGATACAGATGCATTATTGTATCCTATTATTGATTCTGATTCTGGACAAATTATTCATGTAAGAGTTCTTGAAAGAGGTCGAGGTTATGATCCTCTAAGATTACAGTTTTTCCCAGAACAAGAAACACCAAATGTTATAAATTCTTTTGATGTTAATAGAATTTGGCAAGATCATCCAAACTCTTTAGCTTCAGGAACCTTTAGTGCAGATACAGATAGACTTCGTATACAATCTGATAATCATCCTAAACCTACTTACATTCAAGCAGAAGCAGCACCTGGTGGTGGACCATTAATTGATAGAAGTTTTGATCAAACATTTATCTATAGAGGAGGTAAAGATGTACCTCATCCTACTATTAGGACAGAACAAGATAATAAAGTGCTTGGTATTCTTGCTAATGGTGGTCTTTTACATACACCAGAATGGGGAAGTACAGGAAATGCACCAACTAACTTTGCTATTGATTCGGTAAAATATGATTATGTTAAAAGTAATAGTGTTTATGATACTGTAACTGAAGGAAATGTAAGATATTATCATTCAAATAAAACTATTGATGAATTTAAACTTGGAAATGGTGTTTTTGAGTGGGGAAAACTTAAACAATTTACATGGAACGTAAAGGTTGAAACTGGTAATGTTGCTCTAGATGTTACAAATGTTGATGAAACACTTGGAACAGTTGCTGTAGGTAGAACTATTGATGAAATTGGTGGTAATGCCTCTGGAGAAATTTCTAAGGTAGTAAGAAATGGTAGTAATGTTGTAACTAGAATTTATTTGAGACAACTTACTGGGTCTTCTTTCTCTAAGAATGACGTATGTTTAGGTTCTACAGGATTTTCATTTAAAATTTCAGAGGATCCATATACTTTTAATGGATATTATATTGACTTTGGTGCAGATGCAGCAAAGTTTGGTACTTTTACACCAGGAACATTTTACTTTGCTCCAGAAAATATTACAGTAAAAAGGAATTATTTGATTAAATTTAATCAATCAGATTCTACTAATAATAATCATCCAATTAGATTCAGTACAACTGCTGACGGCACACATAACGATATTCCAGGAACTCTTTATTATACAAGTACTGGAGCGTCATCGGATCCATCAGCAGATTACGAAAATGAATATGCTCCTATATTCATAATGAATGAGGATGAAACGAATAGAATTTATTATTACTGTTTAAATCATCCAAATATGGCTGGTTCTTCTGGTGATGAAGGATATATGATTATCAGCACAGATACTTCTGCTGAGATACTAACCAATAATTATTATGTTGAAAATTATTATGGATCTGGTGGAACTTTAGATTATAGTCGTCGTAGTGATGGACACTCTAAAATTCTTGGTATGTCCTATGATGGATATCCCATTTATGGTCCTTGGGGATATAATTCCAGTGGTACTGCTGTAAGGCAAGTATCTTCACATCGATTAAGAACTACTGCAGAACTTCCTGGTGCAAGACCTGTTGTAAATACGACTGGTACAACCACTTATACTGTAACAGTTTCTAATGGAGAATTTTTATTTGGTGGTTCTAGACCTAATTTCTTATCTTTAGGTAGAGGAAAGACTTTCATTTTCAATCAGGATAACGCTTCTAATGATGGTGAATTTTTACTATTTTCAGAAACTGATGGTGGATGGCATCCTTCTAGTAGTATTGGAACCACTTCATATTTGTATGAATTGGGTGTCACATATACACTAGATGGTTCTACAGTAACTTATGCTGCATATATTGCTGGATTTAACGCAGCAACCCAAAGAAGAATTCAAATTGTTGTTCCAGCAACAGCACCTGATGCATTATACATTTTTGGATATCAAACTAGTGGTTTGGGATTAAGAACTGTTCAAAGTGGTTATATTTTAGGTGATTTGGTACAAGATTATATTTACGATTCTAGTGTTGGAACTCTTGATGAATTTAATGGGAAGTTTGCAGTAACTCCAGACTATCCAAATGGTACATATGCATATTTTATGACAGAGGATGGCAGTGGAAATCCTGTTTATCCATATGTTATTGGACGTAAATTTTACGGTACACCACTATTTGAGGGAAATTCTGTTCCAGAAGTTCTATCAGATTTTCCTGATGGTGCTGCTGGAGAAGTTGTACTTAATGATAGTGGAGCAATAGCTTATGTTAAGATGAATAAGAATGGTGATAATTATTATAATACTACAAAGGCAAGAATTTTAGGTGGTGAAGGATCTGGTGCTACTGGAACATCTACAGTACAGACAGTTACAGGTTTAACATTATTAAATTCTGGTAGAAGTTATAGTAGTGCCCCTACAGTAGTTTTTGAAGGAGGAGGAGGTCAGGACGCTCAAGGATCTGCAAAAATCGATACTACTGGAAAGGTTACTTCAATTGCTATTGCAGATCCTGGAGAATTCTATCAGGAACCTCCATTTGTTCTTTTGACTGGTGGAAGTGGTATTGGAGCAAAAGCGGTTGCTACAATCGATCAAGGTCAGATTACAGGCATTACTGTAACTGATCAAGGTGAGGGTTATACTACTCCACCAACTGTAGTGTTTACAAGATTGGTAAATCTGAAACGTAAAACTAGAGCTCGTCAGGCAAATAATGCTAAAAATATTTACTTGACTGGTCTTACTAAAAATGTAACTACATCTGCTAGTGAAATTTATGTATCAAATACTGGTGCTTTTCCTGGATCTGGTGAATTTATCTTAGACTATGAAACTATTTCATATACTAGTAAAACAGATGAAAAATTTGCTGGTATTACTAGAGGTGTAAACTTTAATTATGACCAGAGGGTTATTCTTGATGATGGTCAAAATGATGATAGTGGTATTTCTACATATAAATTCAATATTGGTGATCGAGTAATTCGTAGAGTTGAAAGTGCTAGTAATAAAGTTGCTAAAGTTTATGATTGGAATGCCAGCACTAGAGAACTACTATTAACATTTGAAATTGACGAATTAGCATTTATTGATGGTGGTATTCCATCTAGTGAAGAAGCTACAGTTCAATTTGATGCTGGTGTTGCTGGTGCATCTGGTGCTCTTGATTCTCCACATGTTGTTCTTACTGTATTAGGATCTACAATTATAACTCTTACAAACCCAATTTCAACTCTTCAGGATAAAGAATTCCAAGATATTCTAGAAAATGAGGGTGCTGGTGATGGTATACCTGATCTAGTCAATACATCAACTGAGTATGAGAACCAAATTAGTTTGGATGGTGGTATTTACAATTCTCTTTATGGTATTGAAGAAACGCAAGGTGGAACAAATACTACATTATTACAAGTTGGTGATAGCGTCAAAGATGCTAATGTACCATTTAGATATGCAAATATTGCCATAGCAGGTGGACTTAGTGAAGGAAGAGAGCACAATGCTCTTGTTAATATAACTTTGGATGCTTATGATGGTAATAGTCAAAACTTTAGTGTTAATGAAATTGTTACTGGAGATACATCTGGTGTTAGAGGAACAGTAGTTTCTTGGGATTCATCAAATAAAGTTCTTCAGTTAAAGGATGTCACTGCATTCAACACTGGTGATGTTAATGTTGGAGAAGCTGGATATCTATATAAATTTGCTGAGAATAGCACGATTGTTGATGTTGTAATTCAAAATGCAGGAACAAACTATTCCGCAACACCAACAGTGGCATTTGAATCTATTGGTGATATACAGGCAACAGGAACAGTTACTATGACAGTTGCTGGCGACCAAGTTGGAGGAATTACCATTACAAATGGTGGATATGGTTATGTGCAGAGTGTAGACAACTCATATGATATACACCCAACAATTACATTCACTAATGCTGGTGGAGATACCACAGGTTCTGGTGCTGTTGGATATGCAATTATGGGTGGTGAAAAGGTCTCTGGAAATAATGGAGCACAGTATAGAATTAAGAGCATTGAGTATTTATCAACTGTTCGTTCCAAATAGGCATAAATAAACAAGAGGACAATAGTACCTAGGACATGGCAGCCCTATTAACTGATCAATTTAGAATTTTTTCAGCGAGGAAATTCATCAAAGCACTTGAAGGACCAGATGCAACTCAGAGCGATTCTGCAGCTGGTGTCAATCGAGATAGACTTTATGTTTTTATTGGAAGATCCCAACCTTGGGACAATGAGAACGCACCCCCACAAGCAGTGGATTCATTTTCAGAGTTTTCTAACTCATATGATGATATGATCTCTCTTAAGAGAGTTCTTGCTGCTGATACAGTACAAGTTGTACGTAGAATTGACTGGGTTTCCCCTGAAGAAACTACGGGTGGTTTGGGTTTTACTTATGACATGTATCGTCATAATTATTCTCCAACTAAAACTGCTTCCTCTGGTGCTACAAAATTATACGATGCAGACTTTTTTGTTGTGAATTCACAATATCAATGTTATAAATGCATCTATAACGGTACCTCACCCTCTGATCCTAATGGTAAACCTTCTACAGTTGAGCCTACTGGCACTAGCACCTCTATTATTACTACTGGCGATGGATATCGTTGGAAGTATATGTACACCATCCCTGTTGCTTCTGTCCTTAAATTCTTCTCTAATGACTACATGCCAGTCTTTACCAATACCGCAGTAAAGACTAACGCTGTTACTGGAGAGATTGATACTGTTGTTATTAACGCTGCTGGTTCTGGATATAATAACGGAACATATGATAACGTTGCTATTAATGGTGATGGTACTGGAGGTCGTGTTTCTATCGTTGTTGATGGTGGTAAGGTTACTTCTGCTACTGTAACATCTGGTGGTACAGGATATACATTTGGTCAAATTAGTATTACTGCTATCACTGGTATTGGTACAGGTACTAGTGGAGAAGTTGATGTTATTATTCCACCTCCAGATGGACATGGATATGATTCAAGTATTGAACTAGGTGGTTTCCGTGTAATGATTAATGCTAAACTCTCATATGATGAGGGTGCAGGTGACTTCCCTATTGATAACGATTATCGTCGTATTGGATTGGTAACAAATCCACTCAAGTTTGGTACGTCAGAACTTCTTGCAGATTTGACAGTTTCTGCTACAAAAGCAGTTATTTTCTCACCAACTTTCCAAGGTAATTATGTTCCTGATGAAATTATAACTCAAACTAGAGTTGTAGGAGGTACTAATATTACTGCAAGAGCAAGAGTTATTTCTTGGAATGCAACAACTAAAGTTTTGAAATATTATCAGAACTCAGTTGATGGTATCTTCCCTGAAGTTACTGGTACACAGAATGAGTTTGATGGATCTAACGTTATAAGTGGAGCAACTTCGGGTGCATCTGGTCAACCAGACGTAAACTTTCCTGCTGTTCCTAATTCTTCTTCAAGAACTATTAACAACACAGAATATGATTTGGGTATGAGATTTACTAGTGGATATGCAAAAGCAGAAATTGAACCAAATAGCGGTCAGGTTGTTTATATAGATAATAGGAGAGCAATCAGTCGTGCAAACGACCAAGTAGAAGACATTAAAATCGTAATCGAGTTCTAACTCTAATGGCACAAAATACTAATCTAAACGTAACACCGTATTACGACGACTTCGATAAGGATAAGAATTTTTATCGGGTGCTGTTCCGTCCTGGATTTCCTATTCAGGCAAGAGAACTCAGTACAATGCAGAGTGTTCTGCAGAATCAGGTAGAGTCTGTTGGTACTCATCTATTTAAAGATGGTGCAATGGTTATTCCAGGTCAAGTAGGTTATGACTTGGATGTACAGGCAGTTCTTGTTCAAGAATCTTTCTTGGGTAGTGATGTTGAAACTTATAGAACTCAAATAAATGGAACTATTATTGAGGGTCTAACTACAGGTGTTAAAGCAAAGGTCTTATATAGTATTTCTGCCTCAGAATCAGAAAGAGGGTACATTACATTATATGTTAAGTACATCGATTCTGGTGATACTACATCTGATACTGGTTTAAAAACATTCCAAATTAATGAGCAGTTAATTACAGATAAAGAAATTACATTTGGTTCTACTCTAATTGAAATTGGAACTCCTTTTGCACAACTTCTTCCTGTTAACGCTACTGCTGTAGGTTCTACTGCATATATTAGTGAAGGTGTTTATTATATTAGAGGTCATTTTGTAAATGTCTCAGACAAGTATTTGATTCTTGATCAATATGGTAGCAATCCTTCTTACAGAGTAGGTCTTGAGATTTTAGAATCTATTGTTACTCCTGAAGATGATGAATCTCTGAATGATAATGCTGCAGGAACTTCAAATTATTCTGCACCTGGTGCTCATAGATTTAAGATTCAAACACAGTTTGTAAAACGATTAATTACTGATGAAGCGGATAAAGACTTCATTGAACTTTTAAGAATTAACAATAGTAGAGTAGAAAATTTTGTAGAGAGAACTGAATATAGTGAGTTGGAAAAATCACTGGCTCGTAGAACTTATGAAGAGTCTGGTGATTATGTAATTGATACATTTAACGTTACGATGCGAGAGCATCTTAATGATGGATTTAATAATGGTGTTTATGTTAAAGGACAAGACTCTGATCAAGGTAATCCTGCAGATGACGCTAAATTAGCAATTGAGGTTTCTCCTGGTAAAGCATATATTAGAGGATATAGAACTAACTTTATCAGTCCACGATATCTTGATGTGGATAAACCAAGAGATTTTGAAACTCGTGAAAATGGTATTATCAATTTTAATCTTGGTAATTTTGTAAAAGTCTATGATGTTCATGGTTGGCCAGAAATATCTGGAGATGGTGTTAGTGATGCATATCAAACTCTGAATCTTTATGATGATTGGGCACCTAACGTAACTAATGCAGTAAAATCTGGTGCTAATAGAATTGGTAGATGTAGAGTAGTTCAGTTACAAAAATCTAGTAGTGCTTTAGCTGCAACATCACCATTTGGAATCGAACCAACTATCAATGGTGGTGTTTACGATCTTTGGTTCTTTGATGTTCAGATGTTTACTGTTCTGAATATCACAAATGCAGTAACTTATACTGCAGGTACTAAAATTATTGGTAAAACTTCTGGTGCAACAGGTTATGTTGCAGATACTGGAAACAATACACATTACATCTATCTTGAGCATGTGAGTGGTGAATTCACCAATGGTGAAATTTTGTCTGTTAATAATAGAGATTCAGGAACCTTAGAGGCAGCACATACTTATCAATTAAGTGATGTTAGATCTTCTTTCGGTCTTGATGGTTCCAGTGCTGTTAGATTTGGTGCAAACTGGATTCTTAACGATTCTCGTCCTATTGAATCTTCTACAGTAAATATCGATGAAACAACTGGTGATGTTCTTACTGTAGATACTATCGTTGGTGGTAGTGGATATTCAAATGCTACAGGTGTTGCCACTACTGGTGGTAATGGTAGCAGTCTAACAGTTGATATTACTGTCTCAGCAGGTGCAGTTACAGGGGTGACGGTTAACAATGCTGGATCTGGTTATGATATTAATGAAACCATTACGATTAGCGGTGGTGGTGGTAATGCAACTTTTGATGTTGCTAGTGTTGGTCGTGAAGATATTACTGGTTTCCGTACAAGATTTGAAAAGGATTTGAGACCAGGTGATGTAGTCACCCCAACACTTTCTGATTTGGAAGGTACAAATACTCTTCGTGTTAAGAGAGTTGATCCTACTGCTATTGCAACAACTTCTGGGAATAGAAAGTCTACAGTTTTAGCGGGAGATGCAGTCTTCGATTATAGTGATCAAACTACTAGAATTGATAATACTTTAAAGGTTGGCACAGTTACTGCTGGTCAATATAGTGAATTAGTTAGATTACGTCCGTTCATCTTCCAGAAAGATTATCAGAACGGAGAACTTTCTTTTGACCTTCCAGAAGATACGATGAAGTCTTTGGCTGATGAATCATTCTTTGTCTTTAGAAACTTTGCATCCAAGACTGTAACTTCAGGTTCTATTACACTTACTCTTCCTGAGACTGAAGCATTTGGTGCATTATCTGGTGATAATTATATTCTTACAATTATTGATAAGGGAACTTCTTCAGTATTTACTGATGGAGAGAATGTAGATATTGATGCACAGGTAGATGCTGGTGTATTATCAACATCTTTTGGTTCTGACAATCAGTCTTTCTCAATTAGTGGTCTTACTGGTATTGCTACAGTAACTCTTACAGCATTAGTTTCTAAGAATACTGTTTCTAAAAAGATTAAGACTGCTGCTAAGATGAGGACATTGAAAGTCATTAAAACTGACCAAGATGTAGATACACAACCAACAGGTCTTACTTACAGTACCCTTTATGGAACTAGAGTTGAAGATTTAGATGTCTCGTTTGGTGTTAATGATGTTTATAATATTCATGCAATATACGAATCATATGATGATAATGATGCATCTGCACCATATGTTGTTCTTACTGAATCAGTATTCTTTGCTGCAAGCACATTAATGATTGGTAAAACTTCTGGTGCTAGAGGTAGAGTTATTTCATTCTCTAACGCAGATTTAAAACTATATTATGTTAGTCTAAATGATATTCCATTCATTACAGGAGAAACAATTACTGGTGAAAATACTGCTGGAGATGCTATCAGTGGTATTATTGATGATACTGAGGGTTCTATCTTTGCAGGAAGTAAAGTTATTACTGATCAGTTTTCTCTTGAATCAGGTCAAAAAACAAACTTCTATGATGTATCAAAACTAATTCGTCTTCCTTCTACTGTAGCACCTACAAGAAGGTTACTTGTAATTTTTGACTTCTTCGCTCATGAAGCATCTGGTGATTATTTCTCAGCACAATCTTATAGTGGTATTCTTTATAAGGAGATTCCTAACTACAAGATGGATGGTTCTATTAAGTATATTAGAGATCAGATCGACTTCCGTCCTGCTGTCAAAGAATTGAGAAATGGTTCTGGAACTGTAAGTGATCCTTATTATGTCAATTGTAGTACTTTCGATTTTGTTTCTAGAGTATTTGATACTACTGGTGGTACTAATGGTTCAACCATTTTTGATATTATGCAGGTTAACTCTTCGTTTAGAGCAGACTATGCATGGTATCTTCCAAGAATTGATAAATTATATCTTTCACATGATGGTCGATTAATTATAAGCAAAGGTGTATCTGGTTATTACCTCATTCCACCTCCAAGGGTTGAAAATGCCATGCTTTTGGCAACTATTGAGTACAAACCATATGTATTTGATCCAGAAAGAGACGTTCTGATTTCTACAGAAGTAATTAGAAGATATACGATGAAAGATATTGGTGATCTTGAGCAAAGACTCACCCATGTTGAATATTATACATCATTATCAATGCTTGAATCTCAAGCAGAAAATACTAAGACTTATGATGAAAATGGATTTGATCGTCTGAAGAATGGTTATGTTGTAGATGATTTTACAGATCATACAACTGGTGATATTCTACATCCAGATTACAAATGTTCTCTTGACTTTAGAGAGGGTCAACTACGTCCACAGCATTACACAACAAACGTAGGACTTTCATACAATGCCACAGACTCTACAAATATTGTGAAGACTGCTGGTAATGTCTTGATGTTACCTTTTGAAGATGTTGCACTTATCACCCAACCTTATGCATCTAGAACTGAGAATGTTAACCCATTCAACGTATTTACATTCATTGGTCGTATTGACTTAACACCTGCATCTGACGATTGGATTGATATCGAACGTGTTCCTGCTCGTGTTGAAAATATTGAAGGAGACTTCTCATCTGTATCTCAAGATATGGGTGTTGATCAAAATGGTTTTGCACCTGTTCAATGGGGTTCTTGGCAGACTAACTGGACTGGTGAATCATTACAGTCTACATCCAGCAGTAGATCTGCATCTGGTACTTTCGGTGTTGGTCGTCAGTTAGGTTCTCTTGGTCATGGTCAGCGTCGTCAAGGTCTATTCTATCTACATGAACGTCGTACATTCCGTGTTGTAAACAATCAAGCACGTCAAGGTATTCGTTCTAGGGTTGTTCCTAAGATTGAGCGTAGATCTTTAGGAGATAGTGTTCTTTCTAGAAGTGCTATTCCTTGGATTAGATCTCGTAATATTGGTTTTAATGTTGATAGAATGAAACCACGTACTAGAATGTATGCATTCTTTGATGGTGTTGATGTAACTAATTACCTTACTCCTAAAGTAATTGAAATTATTAAGAACTCTACAACTGATGCTCGTACTAATGAGACTCCATTTGTTGTTGGTGAAACTGTACTTGGAGAAACTTCAGGTTGTCAATTGAAAGTTATTGCTCCTGATGATGGATATAAGACTAATCCTTATGGTAAAGGTACAGAAGTTCTTCCTACATCATATGCTTCTCAAACAGCACTTCTAAACCATGATATAACTGCTATATCTGAAACTGTATCACCAGATTATTTTGGTAATATGCAAGTTGGAGAAATTTTAGTTGGTCAGACTTCTGGTGCTAGAGCAGTTGTTCAAGATCGTCGTCTTCTAACTGATAATGTTGGTAACCTACAAGGTACATTCTTTGTTCCTTCTCCTAAGAACGATGCTAATCCACGTTGGGCAACAGGTACTCGTGCATTTAGATTTACAACATCTGATTCAAATAGTAAAGCAATTGGTGCAGTAGATTCTTCTGCTGACACAACTTACGCAGCAACAGGAACTTTACAAACTGTTCAGGAAAATGTTTTGGCAATTCGTAATGCCGAAATTGTTAGAGATACTGTTTCTGAAGATAGAGTTGTAGAAACAACTAGAACTGAAACACGTCAGATTGGTTGGTATGACCCTCTTGCTCAATCATTTATTGTTGAGGAAGAAGGTGGCACATTCCTTTCAGGTGTTGAAATCTTCTTCAACACAAAGGATGATAATATTCCGATCTCGATGCAGATCAGAACGATGGAAAATGGTTATCCTACAAAGACAATCCTTCCTTTCTCTGATGTTACTATAACACCTGATCAGGTAGAAATTTCAGAAAGTGCTGCTGTTGCCACTAAGTTCTCATTCCAAGCACCTGTATACATTAAGTCCTCTGTTGAATATTGTTTTGTTCTTCTATCAGACTCTAATGAATATAAGGTCTGGATTTCTAGAATGGGTGACGTTGATATCAGTGGTAATAGAACAATTTCTGAACAACCCTATGCTGGTGTTTTATTCAAATCACAGAACGCATCTACGTGGACTGCTGATCAATATGAAGATTTGAAGTTCACTGTATATCGTGCAAACTTTACTGAGACATCTGGAACTGTTGCTCTTAACAACACACCACAAGGTAAAGGTAATGGTGGTATACACAGGTTAATTGATAATCCAATTCAGACTATCAAACCAAAACTTGTCCTTTCTACTGGTCCTGCTGCTAGTCAGTATACCTTTAGTATTGGTGCTCGTATATCACAACTTACTTCAAATGCTGAAGCAACTGTAGTTTCTTCTACAACATCCAACTCTGCTGCAGATACTATTACAGTAACTGATGCATCTGGTAATTGGTTACAAGGAACGTCTACGACTTTCCTTCTAAGATCTTCTGAAGCAATTGCAACTCAGGTTGTTGGTAGTGCATCTGGAACTTTGGAGGTTGGTGATACTGTTACTGGTGCAACTTCTGGATCTGTTGGTATTGTTAGGACTTGGAATGGATCTAATGCGTTGGTACTTCATTATATTACTGGGGCATTTACAAATAGTGAAACTATTAATGAAGCAGGTGGTTGGTCTGCAACCGTAACTTCTTCTACTGAAAGTGGTGATTCCTTCGGTGCATATCTTTCTACTGCACCTACCTATGCAAGTGATGAGAAAGAAATTCTTGTCTATCATAGAAATCATGGTATGCATCAACGTACAAATAATGTTAAAGTTGAAGGTGCGATTTCTGAAATTGCTAATACATCTTTAACAAGTGCATTAGCAGCAGCGGCAACATCAATTACTGTGGAGAACGCAAGTTTATTCCATCAAGTTGTAAATGGTGCTGCGATTAGTAATGCAAATCCAGGATACGTTAAGATTAATGATGAAATCATAACATATAATGCTATTTCTAGTGATGGTAAAACCATTACTGTTTCTACCTCTGGTAGGGGTACTAACGGAACTACTGATACAACACATGCATCTGGAGCAATTGTTGAATGTTATAGTCTTGATGGTATTCCTCTAATCGATATTAATAAGACTCATACAAGTATATCTTGTCCTTGGTTGGATACTTATATGCTTCATCTTAATGGTGTAGCAAACAATGGTATTCGTGCAGGTGGAAATATGATTTATGCTTCTCAGAATACACAGTTTGAGACTCTAACTCCTACTATTTCTGTAATGAATTTACCTGAAACAGATATTACTGCTAGAATTAATACAACTACAGCAACATCTATTGGTAATGGAAGTTCTGTTGTTGATCAATCATCCTTTGTTAATGATGGTACTTATGAAGCAATAACATTGAACGATTTAAACTTCTTCCCAGATCCTAAGATGGTTTGTTCAGAAGTTAATGAGAATGCTAAATTGGATGGTCAAAAATCATTGACTATGCTCATTGATTTGTCTACCACAAAATCAACACTTTCTCCTGTTGTTGACTTAGATAGATGTTCGTTGATCACAACATCTAATAGAGTCAATGCGTGGCCAGGTGGTTCTTCTCCATATGGTCAGCAAAGTGCAATTGATACTTCACAAGATGTTTCTCTTCTACCATTGGGTGATCAAAATGATTGTGTATATATTACAAGACTTGCTCGTTTAATTAGAGAGTCAAGATCAATTAGAGTTGATTTCCAAATGTCTCGTCCACCAGAGGCAGATGTTAGAATTTACTACAGAGCATTTAGCACTGGAACTGGTGATGATATCGATTCTATCGGTTGGACACAAATGAATAAACCTCTTCAGTATGATGATTCTCCTAGTGAAGAAATTCTTTGGAAGGATTATTACTACGAAGTAAGTGGTTTAAACTTTAATGCATTCCAACTTAAGATAGTTCTAAGATCCTCTAACCAAGCGAGGGTTCCGTTAATTGCTGACCTTCGTGCTATCGCACTTGCAACTTAATACTAATAGTATTATAATGATAGATGACAATAAACCACATCCGCATGATTCTATGCCAATTGCCAATGGCACTAATAAGTATGCACCCCCTGAAAAAATGAACGAACTAGAAAAAAATCCAAGACC